TATAGTAGAAAATATCTCGCCTGTATTTATATTTTCCCTAACTGCCGCTTCTGTAAATGTGACTTGAGCTGTTTCAATATTTTCTATACTCCCGGTATCTCCTTTGGGGCCTTGGGGGCCGGCGTCTCCCTCTGGACCCTGAGGGCCGGTTTCCCCCCTATCTCCCTTCGGCCCTTGAGGGCCAACTGCTCCAGCGTCTCCTGTGACGCCCTTATCACCCTTGGTCCCTTGAGGAATTGCAAAATCAAGTATTGCCATGTTCTCCGTTCCGGAGTTTGTCACTTTCGCACCACTACCAGCAGTTCCAGTTATTACCGAACCAACGCTTATTGTAGCCGCCTTTCCTTCAATTATCCTTTCGGCTTCTTCGACCGCCCTATTTGCCGCATTAATCGCGTCTTGTACGCCTGTCAATGTGTCCCCTGCGTTTTCAGAAGCCCGATTAGCTAATGCAATTGCATCATGCATGACCTCCATATCGCTCTCAAAGTCTTCGTAAGTAGCCATGCGTTTTACAACACCTGCACGAAAACACATATAAATATGCTGATTTCCCGAATCCATATCCGTACTGGCGCCCCATTCCCCCGGTAACATTTTATCTGGATCGAAGTCGGCAAGCTGGCCTCTTCGCATTTGTATTGCCATATTTATTCCTCCAAGTGATTATCTGTAATATGTGCATCAATGGCATCAATATTTTTCTGCAGCTCCGGATCCAACACAATAAAATTCTCTCGCTCATTACTTCTTAGCATCTTTCCGTGATCATCAATTTCGCTATATGTATAAGAAATTCGACTTCCTTCACCCGTTACGTGATGTGTAAAACTAGTTATTTTCTTCATATTCTATTAGCTCCTTTTCAAAATTGCTTATATATGTTTCCGCCGCTTCCACATAGCCTACATCTTTCTGTACTTCTTCTGTAATGTATAGTCGTTCTTGGTCATAACCTCGCTGTTTCGCCTTGGCTTCCCATGCGAAATATAATCCAGGTGCCCCCTTAACAACAAAGTAATTGTCCGCTTTTTCTGCCACCCACAAATCACCCGGCCCTTCCTTTTGTAAAAAGACCTGATAAGATCGTTCTGTGATTACAGCCTCTTGAAAATCTGGATCAAAAAAGATACAACACGATCCTGTCTCAGATATAGTTCCTTGTCCAATATCCCCAAAATATGGCGACGTTGTCTCGTACGCCGAGAAACGTAAGTCACCATAATTTTCTGACTCCACCAATCTATATTTACCACCGTATACATCCAGGCGGCCCTTAATAATTGCTGAAGGGTCGCAGCTAAAATTGGAACTATTCATAACAATCCTGGTCCCGCTTGTATTTAATACTACTTGACCAGCATCTATATTCGTTCCTCCGGTGGCATCGTAGATATCAATTCCCCCTGCTCTAAAAGAAGAACTCAGATTTCCGAACTTCATCCCGATTACGCTGGTCGAACTGGTTGCCGCAGTAACATTTATAGATCCACCCGCCATTGTGAAATTCGTACAATAAACAGAACCATCTGCCCGCGCCCGGAAATATGGATATATAGCATTCACTCCCCCTAAATAATCGTCTTTTCTTTTATATCCGATAAAAAAAGCGGCAGTGTTTGCATCAACCGGAGCTCGCATCCATATATGATATTGCACTGCTGCATCACTGGCCACGCCGGACAAGCCAGCGGATGTCATATCAGTATAGAGATCAATTATCTTTACGATTTGGGTTTTCCCAACACTCCAGTCGCCGATCGTTGCATTAAAAGAGCTTAGATCTGTTACATTGACCCATTCTGCATTAACACCTTCCGCTTTCAGAATTCTAGTGATCACATCACCATCAACAGTCATTCCGCCATTCCATGTCTTGCCTCCGTCAGTTGAGACGCCCCAAGCTTCAGCGGTCATTTTCCAGACAATTTTCGACTCACTCAGCGCCGGCTTTTCGTGCATATAAAAGACACTTCCGCTACTAGTCTGTTCTACTGTAGTGTATAATCCATTTGCAGACGCCAACTTATCCCCCAAGTCCTCTATAGCCTTTTCCCATACCGATTTTTCTGCATTTATTTTTTCGTACATCTCTCGTCTCGTTCTTACAATTGCCTGCGTAATCGCGCTGTATTGAGACGCGCTGTTTCTTATTGGACTTTTCGCATCGCACGAAATAGTTTGGTGGCCACCAATACTGGTTTCAATATTTGTAAAATAACACTCGTGTGAATTACTTTTAATATCAGTAAAGTAAAACGGATCTCCCGCCTCCCTGCTTGGATCACAAAGCACTTGCGCTTTGAGCGGTCTAAACCTCATCCCAACAATTCTAGAACTCAAATAATTGACTACGCTTTGAGCAGTATTACTTGTAATCAAGACATTCTTGGCGATTGATAAAATATATCCCTCACCTCCGGCACCATAAGTTTCCACTCCGCCACCCTCAATATCTATATTAACCTGCACACCAGTAATAACCACATCATCTGTCCCAATATCCGGACTAGTATAGGAAAATATATGGTGAACGGCGGACGTGTCGGCAAAAGTTCCACCATCATATGCGTCGGCAGCAGCATAAACCTTGAAATTCCCACCATCAGCAGTGTCGCCAGTCGCGTGGTCGTCAAGTCGCCCGCCATCCATATAATTATTTTCTTTTCCAAATGCTTCTGTAGCGTACCATTTAATCTCCAATAATCCCCTATTATTAAATCTCGCAAATGCCCCCTCTATTTGGGCTATGTAAGATATCATGTCTCTGCAGTTCAGGGAGCTCGCGTCCACCCTTTGTATGGTGTACGAACCCTGGTTCAACGATGTTGTTAGGTAACTCACTCCACAATAAGAGCATATATTCCTGAGCAACATATTTAAGGTTGTAGGAAACGAGAATTCACTCGGAAAATCAACATCGAATTTCCGCATATTATCTTCGCACCTCAGAGTGATAACGTTCGTTGCGTAAGCGGCAGACTCAACGCTATACACACCTTTTTGTATCCATTCCACACCGCTTGACAATTCCAATCCTACAAACGGAATAACCGTTGCTCCATCGAAATCATACATAGAGAATTTTTCATACATATTTTGCAACTTTACTTCGTAAGAATTTATTATCGCCGTTCCTATATCAAAGTTTCCTGAACTTGACACGGAATCGCTATATTTAACACTGCCCTGCATGATGTCGTTGGAGCCGATATTTAAAACAGTTCCATCGAGCAGCGTGATCGTCGCCTTGTTTGAGAACACCCTCTGATCACTCAACAAGGCTCTCTTGAATTCTGAACTTACATTTATCATTTTTACCTCTCTATGATATCAAAACTAATAGAGTCGTATAACTTACTTCCGACCGTCCACATCTTTACAGGCGCAGACCTGTCTCCAACATAAAACAACCTAGTAGAATAAGCATTTTCCATAGGGTCGTGATACTTAACATAGATATACTCATGGTTAAACATTTGTAAAATCTGAGCCGCCGTACTAGGATTTTTAATATTCCATGTTAGAGATAGCATTCTTTTCTGCGCAATTCTGTTTTTATGCATGAGTGCATCATCTGTCCTACCGGAATCGGAGGACGATACGTCCTGGAGTCCCCAAGACATTGCACTAGGCGAAGGACATGCAGCTAGATTCGAGATGCTTGTTCCAGCCCACATCATTGACATATTATTTGACATAGCTTCATCTCCATAAAAATAAGGGCTCGCCGCGGCAACCCTTATATTAGATTTAATTTTATAACACCTTTATCAACTAGTGACTCGAAACCATCATAAATAGCACGCGCAAGTTCTTCCTTACCAACAATAAGTGGGATTTCAACCGGCTGGATTTTTGAGCTTCCACCCTGCATTGATGCTGTACGCATTGCGACTTCCACCATCCCTTCTACAACCGCATTCTTTATACCAGTCGTAATCTGGTTGTTATTTGCTACAACATTTCGGTTCCCCATCTTACCAACCATTTCAGGGCCAGCCTCATTGGCAACAAACAATTCCCCAGCCGTCGGGAATCCACCCGACTTATACCAATTCACTCGGAAATTAGGGGTCGATACGGAAGACGTCCCAACAGAATGTCTCGTATATGAGCCTATGCTAATATGCGGCGTTGGTATATATACCGACCTGAATCCATTTGCGAATTGTTGCGCGGCGTTCCTACCAACTGAATACATTCCGCTCACGGCAGAGCTGACTTTATTGGGCAAGGAAATAAACGTACCAACAACACTATTCAGTGCTGTAGTCGTAGCGGAAGGCATCTGTGATAATTGACTCTTATATGAACTAACAATAGAGTTCATTGAACTAATGATGGAACCCTTCATCTGAGACATCTTAGCTCCAACACTAGCAACCATAGAGGATATTGCACTAGTTGATGCGCTGCCCATGTTCTTCCATGCATTATTATATACTGTAGATGCGCTGGACATTGAACTCGAAACCGTATTCTTTATTGAGTTCAATTTGCTTTTTGTGGTTGAGTCCATTGAGTTCAGGAACGTTGTCATGGTTTTGGATGTTGTAGTCCATGAATTGGAAGTGTTCTTTTCTGTGCCAGACCAAGCATCCTTTACTGTTGAACCAATTTTGGAAAAGACCGAACTAGCTGTAGATTTTATGACATCCCAATTTGAACTCACATTTGTTTTTATTGTACTCCATACTGAAGAAGTAGCACTTTTTACTGAATCCCATTTCTCTGAGATTGTTGCTTTCATACTCTCGAACTTCTCCGATGCAGCAGTCTTCAAATTGTCCCACACACCTGAAACCTTCGTTTTAATACCATCCCATATCTCAGAAGCTCTTTCTTTTAACGCAGACCACTTTTCAACAACCCAGTCCTTAACCTTCCCTGCTGCATCCTTGATCTTATCCCAGTTAGCAATAATCAATATAACACCGGCCGCTATACCTAAAGCAATCCAGCCAGCCGGGCCAATTGCTGATAAGAGGCCGCCAAGAGCAGAGATTCCGCCACTGACCGCAGAACCGATTGCAGGCAATAATTTTGTTGAGAAAAGTGAGCCTATTCCCGACAAGGCTGAACCAATGCCCACTCCGCTTCCTGATATCCCTGTAGATAGGCCGCCCCACACTTGTAAAACATTCTGAATGCCATTAAGCGCAGAGGTTGCCACAGAGCCTAATTTAAACAAACCTGCTATTGCGGCAATCGCAAGCACAACTTTACCGCCAGTAGTTTCAGATAAGCCCTCTATCAAGCCGAAAATCACTTCTTTAATTATCGTAAAGGCAGATGATATTACCCCTTTCCAGTCAATGCTAGATAACATTGTACCAACCGCTCTTCCGAGCGCAGTCCAATCAACTTGCTTAACTACATCGGCCAAAGTTCCCAGCGTTATGCGGAATAATTCAGATATCGCTCTGCCGACATCACCCCAATTCACAGATTTAATCATGTTATTAAGTCCAGAACTGATCTGTGATGCGATATTTCCCCAGTCGACATTTTTGGCAAAGTTAATAATGATAGTAGCTAATCCGTTAATGCCAGTTGCTAAAGTAGTCGTAATAGTACCAAAATCGATGCTGTTAAAGATTCCGGTCACACCTTTGGCCAGCGATCTTCCAATCATGGAATAATCTAGGCCTGTTACAAGTCCGTACAGGGTATTCCATATGATCATGAACTTACTTCCGATCAAAGCGCCTAAATTACCCCAATTCACCGTGTTGAATATACTGTTTATGCCCGTAGCAAACGACGCGCCAAGATTTCTCCAATTAAATCCGGTAATGAAAAGATTAAGCGTATTGACAACAGTATTTACACCATCACCAATCGTTCTGCCGATCAAGCCCCAATTTATCGTATTAACAAGACTATTCAACGTGGTTGTAATTGCATTTACTGCTTTTGTGATCTTCGCACCTACATTATCCCACCTAATCATAGAATCTAGTTTCTCAAAGGCAGAGTTGATCCCCTCGCCAATGATCTTTCCTAATCCAACCCAGTCTTCCGCAAGAAATGCTTTTCGCAATTTTTTCGCAAAATCAGCTACCGCTCCATCAACATCAACAGTTTCGAACATATCACCAATTGCGACATCGCCAACATCGACTCCGCCTCCCGATCCGCCACTTCCGGAACTACTGGTGTTATCATCCTGCGCATTAAGAACGTTTAATCGGTCAAATCCGAGTACTGTTTTCTTAAGTTCTTTCGCCGCCTTCCCCGCACTTCCTAATGAATCAGCCGCATCGCTTCCGGAATTAGATACCCCGGCCAAACTTGCGCCGTAATCCTTTGTCACCCTTACGGCTTGCACTACAGACGACTTTCCTGTTAATGCTGCAAAGAATTTGCCTACCGCATTCAGTGCACTTGAAATCATTTCAATAAAAGCCGACAAATAGGGGGCCACCACATTCACAATAGGCGCAAAAGCAACTGCCCAGGCATTCTTTAGCGTTAGTAAAGCGGATACTATTGAAGATATGCTTTTATTGTACGCATTACTGTACTGGACTAGATTGTTCGAACCTTCAGCGATCCCGCTTCTTATAGCTCTCAGTATCTGGGATAGGGCGGAGCGCAGAGCCATCATTCCGAATACTCCGCCAAGAGTAATCCCCCTCCTCGCTTCTTTTTGAACCCCTAAAAGAGAATTCTTAAATCTGCTTAACGCACTTATCGGCGATACAAGAACCTTTGCCACGCTCCGTACTGAACGGCCGAACGCAGCAATGCCAGATACAGCCTTTTTTGCCCCCGCCTTTATCATCCCAAAGGCTTTACTTAGTTTGGATCCGATTTCCCCCAACACAGATCCAACCTGTTTCAATTTAGATGACTGCCTTCCGATTTGAGCAGAATGCCCCATATCCGATTGTGCCGCCGCCTTGGTGGCTTTATCATATTGCCGCTTTTCGAGAATTACTTTTTGTAAATTCCTTGCTACTGCATCATACTCAGACGTATTTTGGGCGTAACCCTGCTTCCCAAGGGAGGCAAGTTCCGCTTTTAATTTCTTAATTTGAGTCTCATATGTTTCTAATTTTTCAGTGTTGATTGACTCCTCGAAATTATTTAGCGCAGAACCCGCTTGCTGGGCACTTCCTCCAAACTGTTGCATAATATCATTCATGTTTCGTAGATGCTCAGTGCCAGCCCCAAAAGTCATGCGCATTGCATCAGCGTCAAATTCAGGCTGACTCAATAACTCTTTAGTCTTGGGCAAACTGTTGCCAACACTCCCAGAAGAAACATCCGACATCCTGGTTATCTTTATTTGAGATTGCATGGAGCTGAATTCAGCCAGCTTGCTCTTTGCGATATCTAATTGATTGCCGTACTTTGCAATATCGTATTGCAAGGCATACCACGCCTTGCCGGATATATTTTCACCTTCACTAAGCGATAATGTCTTATCCATTTTAACATATGCTTTATCAAGTGCGGATTCCATACTGCCGATCTGTTTCTGCAACTGAGTGAAACCCATATCAGAAACATTAAAATCCTTCCCAATGTTCTGAAACTTCTTTTGTAATTCATTTGCGCTTTTTGCAGCATATTTAAAATCAGAGCTATCAACAGAGGGGCTGATCTTTTTATTATTGATAGCAGCAATCTTTTTCTGGACTTCCCCCATCCGCTTATCGACCTTGACCAAGCCAGAGGCATCCCCGCCACCCAAGCCACCGATCTTGCCAGAAAGCCCTCCGAGTTTGTCAAGTGAGGAAGCAATGCTGTTTATTTGTTTTTCTAATTTGTCCAGACTCTTGCTCGCCTTGCCCGCCTCGGATTCGACAACTATTTCCAATCTGTCAATCTCTGCTCCCAAAATGCCACCAACTTTCATTTGGCGTCCTAGCCGCTCTGCTTCTTCTTGAATTGCTTATTAAAAACATCTATATATTCCTCAAATCTAATTGCCGCTACGTCACTTCTTTCTGCTTCAACATCCGACTTCGCCTGATTTAAAAAGGGCTCTTCAGGATACTTTGCCTTCTTTGGTTCGAGGACATTTTGAATAGCACAGATCATATACTGTCCGGCGATCCAACCAGAGTAATTTATATCATCATATTTTTCTTGTAATTGCTGATTGTAAGCATCCTGATATATTTTTAATATCCTTGGATTCATCTTCCAAAACACATCATACGGCACCCCGTACCTGATTGCGGCCGGTAGATAAACTGCACAAATGATTGCCTTAAAGTTGCTATACTTTTTTAATTTTCTGTTGCTACCTCTGCTTTTACTACTTTCTTCGGTCCTTTTTGGGGCTCTGCCTCCTTCATCCCCAGAGCCTTTTGGAAAAAACCCGATTCCATTACCGCGTTCATAAATGCGTCAACCAACCCTATAATATCCCCGCCACCTAACACATGCTGTTGCACTAGACGGTTGGCTTCATCTTTTTCAACATTTGCCACAATGCAGACAAACCCCATTGCTATTGCAAAAGCTTGTTTCTTCTGCACGGCATCAACTATCGAGATTCCCTGCTCCTCCATATGGACAAAATGTTCAAAGGTCAGTTCCGGTATCACATAACTCTTATTGTTAATTTTTATATTCATAAACTACCTTCCTATCTTTTTAATATATTAATGAAAGGAAGCATTTCCGCTCCCTTAGTTACACCACAGCCTCTGGTTTGATTTCAGTCGAAGGAGTGACTGTGATGGTCATATCACGAATGCCATTAACCTCCCCTTCATTTATAAAGATGCTGTGCTGACCTTTCCACGAAAAAACACCATCGACACCATCGTCTCCAAACTTAATTTGATAAAACTGTTCTTTTCCAGCCTTCGCTCTTATCTGCTCGTATTCTGTCTTACTATAGTTCGCGGCGAACTGCATGGATTCCACAGATTGCACACCTGGAACAAATGTCTGCATCACATCTTCTAAATCAGACGTTTCCAACTGTTCCGGTTCACCACCAAGCTGCGGGTACGTTTTAATCTTACAAAGTTTGGCCATATTCGCAACAGTTTCCCCACATTCCAATACAGTATTAATAGTACTCATTCCACCAGCCATTATAATTCCTCCTATTTGTCGCTAATCAAGGAGCTCGACGGCTCTCTAAGTTGCTCATTAATTAAATCTTTGTATATCATTAACAGAACTTACTATTCTGTTAAATCTTGCTACCATGCGAAATATATTTGTATCATTCGCATTTGTCACTTTTCTCGGGCCATATAGCCTCACATATCCCATTAACCGCATTGCATCACAGCAAAAACTCATTATTATTTTTGCTTCACTCAATGATTTATTTGAATACGTCTGTATCTCAATCACTGAATTAACCGCATTCTCGCTGTTCTCTAAATCCATGGCCCTATCAGGGCTATCTATTTGGTCCACCAAAGCAACCGGAAATGTTGAAGGTATATTTGTGTTGTTGGAGCTTACAGTTTTACATACATCCACTATTGATGTTTTTATGTTAGTAAGAACTCTATTCGCCACATCAATCACTGCAAAACACCTCCTTG